CCCTGTCCTTTATGCCCGGCACAAGGTTCTCGCAATTCTTCAATACGCATGATACAATTTCATTACATCCTATACTCATGGTGGTATGTTTTACATCCCGACCTGTACAAGCCTGTCATCGATAATTTTCATATCGAAGGCATCAACAGCTTCAATCCTGTTCATGCGGCTTCTCTGATCGTAGAATGAGTTAATATTCTCAAACAGGCTCGTTCCGGCCATCCCCAACATCAGGTTCGACTTGGTAGTGTAAACCATCCGGTGAGGGTTGTTCCATGTAGTGCCGTTATTCTCGTATGCCCGTATCCACTGATCCCATAGAGGGATTGAGTAAATAGGAATACCATCCCATGTGGCAAATTCAATTCCGTTTACCATCAGTTTGTAGTCCTGAAATACGGTGCCAAGTGCCTGCAGGTGTCTGCGGAGTCTCTGCATTACCGACTGAGTGACAAGAATCAACCTGTCGGACTGTGCGGTAAGCTCGGGGATTGCTGAGTCAACCACGTTATTGACGGCTGCGGCCATCAGTACCGGAGTGGCTACTGAAAGTTGCAGGGCATAGGTGGCCTGATTGTTACCCGGGAGGGCTGTCAGTTTGGTTGCGTCAGCAGCGGTAATGACGGCAAGCTGCTGGAAATAGCCGTTGAGAACATTGAAGTATTCAACATCAACGCCCGGGGTGATTACTCCTGCCGGGAAGTTAGCGGCTGCCTGATCTCCAAACCATGCATTCCTCAGTATCATCTTCTCAATATCTCTCACGAGTATATCAATGATGAAAGCGAAAATTTCGGTTTTGGTCAGGTCGTACATCTCAACGCCATTCTTGACGGCAAGGCGCATCAGCGTATCGGTGACTTCATCGACACACATATCAATGATGATCTCAAGGTACCGGGGTTCCCATGTCTTTTCCTCAGCCTCAAGCTCGTAGCAGTGGGCTACAGGATTACAGGCCTGAGCAGCTTTGCCAACAAGGCCAAAGGTGCCGGGGATTATACCAATACGCTTGTCATTCTTAATACCTGTCACAAAGGTGTGGAAGGTGTTAAGACTGGGAGACTCAAGCACTGCGGTTACCACAAGCTCATTCAGGGAACGAAGCTCGTCTGCGGTGAAGTGCAGGTTATCCAAGTTGAGTGTATTCAGACAACTCGGGGATGCTACATTAGGTACATAAGGTGATGCCATAATTATTCAGATTTAAAATTGTTGCGAATTTCCCTTACCCGGTTAAGGTCAACATCCCCCACTTTGTCAACAGTTCCAAGTTTGGTTCTGCCCTGTGGCTTGTAGGAGTTTTTGAGGGCTTTGAGTTCGTCAATGATCTTCTTGGCCTCTGCTGTCTGTGTTTCAAGCTCGGCCTGAGAAGTCTCAATTTCCTCAAGTTTTGCGTTAGCTGCCTGCAAATCCTCAGCGAGTTTATCCCGCTCAGCTTTAAGTGCCACAAGCTCTTCATCATCTTTGTCCTCCACATCGGGAGTCTCAATGGAAGAAATCTTGCCCTCACTGACTACAATGGTGGTGCCATCTTCAAGTGAGTAGGTTCCATCAGGGGTTGCAGAGTCTCCGACCTCGGGGGCTCCTGTCTCCCTTTCAACATCAAACTCATTACCATCCTTATCGGTCAGTTTCATTGCTTTTGGCAATCTCGACATCCCGGCAATTTTGGTAACGGCCTTATCAAGAGCATTCCCGAGTTTCTCGAAGAAAGCCTTTTCATCAACGTTTGTCATATTAAATGATTTTGGTTTGTAAACTGCATAAGCCTTAACCGGCTCGAGTATCTTAGTGGCGAACCCGAGATCAAGCATATCCTGTGCTGAAAGTTTGGTATCCTCTTTCATATACTCTGCCAGTTTGCTTTTATCGGAGCCGGTTTTCTCAACATAGAAATTGAGTATTTTCTCCTCCTCCTGTTGTAGCCCTTCTGCTATTTTCAGCAGGTCGTTGCTTTCGTATTTGTCAGCAAGGGTGTAAGGGGGGATATATGGATTGTGAATAAGCCCGTCTGCATTCTTCATCATCTCCCTTTCGTCTCCGGCAAGAAATATGATAGTGGCTATGGAATAGATCTTTCCCTCACCTACAGTTTTGATCTTTTTGCCGGAATTGGTAAGCAAATCGTATATCGCCCATCCTTCCTGAACATCACCGCCCCGGGAGTTTATCCGGACTACGATCTTCTCTGCATCCTTATTATCATCAAGAAATTCAGATACCATAGTGGAAGAAACCGAGTCATTCATGCCCATATCAAAGATATCGAGCATCGGCTCACCTACGTCACCGTATAATTTCAGAACTGCCTCTTTCATAGCGTGGTATCTGTAAGTTGATCATAAAGATCGCTGCCGATTGCGTGTTGTGCAACCGTTGCCGATGCAGAATCTACCTCAGCAATCAGCTCAAATGCCTCAACAAAGGCATCGCCTATTGCTTCTTCATACGGGTTACCTGATAGTGCTTTTGGGGTTGCCATAATTGAACTGTTTAATTTTTCATCTCTGTAGATTTATCCAATACTCCAAATATAAACTATTTTACTTCACGTTAACTGCCCTGTTTTGTTCAGTCCTATATCCCCTTCAATATGCCGTTCCCGTGTATTACGAGTCTAACTGACTTCTCGGCCAGTAGCTTTTTAAGCATCGAGAAATGGCTCCTGATCTTTGCAGGATAGGCTCCTGTCAGGTTTGGGTGGTTGGTCATATCAATACCAAACAAATGTATCTCGGTAGCCTGATAGTGTTTATATGCTATCTGCAGGGCAATGAAGGGGCTGCAATAGGACTTATAGTATATATCATCATCAAGGCTCATCCCTCTTTCCGGGTATGCCTTTGATATCTTGATCTTCACAAAGGGTTGGTGGAAATCCCAGTTTACTATCTGTGAGAAAAATGCTGCCGGGCGACATTGCTCAATTATCTTAAGCCTGTCGTGTTTGAATACTCCCATCTTATCAACACAAACCACCGCCTCTGATTTATGCACCCTCCATATATCATTTACCCCTATACTCAACTCAAACTTTTGCGGATTGAACAGCTCTATCGAGGGTCCAAGTCCAAGGACTGCTATCTTTCCCATCTTCCTTCAATTTCAAGTAAACCTTTTCCCCTTCTGCTTTTCCGGGTTCCGGCTGTATGGTGTTCAATATACTCCCGGGGTTCCCCCACCCATGTAAACCCCTTACCTGATGAATGGCCAAGACCGGGGAAGGACTTAATTATCTTACTGGTTAATCCCTTCATATGTATATCCCGGGCAGCCTTAAAGCAGGGCGCACCGTGATGAACAAAGGGGTGAAAGTCGTAATACCTATCCCTGCTTATCAGCATGAAATAGGGGTGCAACATCCACATGAACTCCTGATTTTTGTGTCTTATCTTAGCCCCGTACTCAAAACCATCAAGCCCGGCTTTCTCGAGATATCCGACCCCGTAAGTATCAGGCTCCATCATTGCCAACATCTTTTCAACAGGGCTTTTGTGCATTACTATATCAGAGTCAAATATCAGGACATACTTGGTTTTAACCATTGATATTCCCAAATGCATCCCCCGGCCATGCCCTATATTGTAGTTGGCAGAAACGACTGTGGTCATTCCTGTGCCAAGGCTCCGGGCGTACTCATAGCAGGGGTCGGTCTTCCGGGAGCCGTCAATAATGATAATCCGCATATCAGGGTGATGCCTCCTGACTGACTCATACGCCTCTTTTAACAAAGAGCGAGTTTCGTGGCTTATCACCAAACCTGTAATATCTTTCATACTGTTTTGCATCGTCACCTATTTTAGAGTATAAATATTTGAGTGCTGTGTCCTTATTTGCCCGGTTTGACATTTTGTGTCCTGCCCCTATACCTCCCCTGCCGGGCATTCCTTTTATCCCTATGCCTAAATCAATATCCCGGAATATTAATATCTCATTCCTCTGCCAATATCCCTGAGCTTTCATATGGTTGAAGAAATTATAGTCTATGAACTTATGATTTAGGCATTGCATAAACAGGTTAAGGACTTTCGGCTTAATGGCCAGTTGAAACAGGCTCACGTGCTGCCTGTTGTTATTTACCATGTATGAACGGGTCGTCACGTTATAATAAATCGTATCTCTCTCACCTATGGCCGTGTAATTATCAAAGTGTGCCATCATTACCTGTAAATATAGAGGACTGTAATAGTCGTCATCCTCTATTATAAAAATGGCCTCAATATTTGCCGGGTGTCCGTTCCATCCAACTATCCGGTAATTTGACAGAATATAATTTATCCCATCTCTGATATTCCGTGCCTGAGTATTCTGCCCGAAGCTCCATGCCGGGCTTGGATAAACCTTTGCTATCTTCCAATTCTCCCGGAAGTCTGCTGTGATAAAATCTGTTGTTTTGGGAACAGCATCATCAACTATAACCCATAAAACCTCCCCGTCATAGGATTGGTTCTTCATCCATCGAGCGCAAAGTTTGATCTGATCTGCCCTTGCTCCTGTCGGTGTAATTAGCGCAATCACAAATGTCCTGTATATTGAAATTCGGTTGACTCTCCCCTGAGACAGTTTTTAATTAGGTTGCAGTTTATCCGGTGCTTCCACATCACATATGCCAGTGACAGTTGATCACGGGCGGTAAATTTATCATATATTTCCTGCCAGTCATCACTCAGCCGCCTCATCTTTTCGCTGTTCGCCCGTATTATCACCCCGTTTTCAAATAGCCCTTCATTCTCCGGGTATCCGTCTTTCTTCATATACTCAATCTGCTCCAATCCTTTGACCCTCCCGACAATCTCGTTATCAATACATACCTTGGCCTCTTTGTATATGCAGTCTCTCCACGGGTGGTTGTGCAGGGCTATATCTGCCCCCGTAAGGTATCGCCTTACCAAATACTCAGGGCTTCTCAGGAGCTTTATTGAGCCGTCTATGTAAATAGTATAATCGTACTCAGGGAGGTACTTATGCGGGCTTATTTTATAGAGCCGGGATTCTCTCCGGGCTGTCCTCTCTGTCATCCCTGCTTTGCGCCATGTATATCCCAAATGTGAATAATCTACATCGCTGAATATGTAAAATTCCGCTTCATCGGTAAACTGTTCCGGTACTCTATGCACCCGGTCGTACTTACCAATTACTGAGGTATAAACTGCTATTCTTAGAGGTGCCTCGTTATATGCTTGGCAACAAAGTGAGGGTTCAGGTATGCTTGCGCCCATATTTTCTGATTTTTTGTTATTTTAAGCCTGTACGGCTTGTCTGTTATTAATTTCTCTATGTCGTTTTTAAGGTCAACCCCGGATGTCCATACAACCGGTGGGGGTGGAAAATATTTACTGGTGTCATAGGGTACTCCCCCGGTAACAAGACAGCACCCGAGCAACATCGCCTCAATCCCCGATTTACCGAACCCTCCATCGTATGTGATCACCCCTCCCCACCTGTCCTGTGGCACCTCTATGTTCCGGTAAATTACCTGATCGATAAAGATGTTTGAGATAACCTTCATCCTCATAGATACGAGATGCGGCTGATTGGAAGTTACCATGAAATGAAAATTGTATTTCTGTTTGAGTTCATTCAGGACCCGTGTTATCAGGGCTGTTCCTTTGTACTTGCGCTTATCTGCATCCCGGGGCGAATGGTTTATAGTCAATGTTCCCCCTCCCCGGTAAAACTCCGGAACCGTTACTGTCTGATATACGGGTGTTGCAGGTACTGTGAGGTACTTCATCAAATCAGGCATTGAGTAAGTAGGAATATCTTTCCGTTTAAGAAATTCATTTACCCACTCATACTTTCGGCATATCGTACTCTCTGAAGCAATAAACGCTACCGATTTGTATTTACGGTTGAAGTGAGAAAACTCCTTTAAAGCAGCGTACCCGATAATAATTAAGTGGTCTGCTCTGATCTCTGTTCCCTTGAACCATGTCCGGGCGGTATTTCCCCCTATGATTATATCGTTATACCGGGGGAGTATAACATAGAGCTTTGCCCCGAGTTCCTTAGCCAAATATGGAGCCGCAAACAGCGAACTCTCCTCTGCGAAAAATGCTATTTCTGACATTTGATCATGTGATTTAAGTATTCTGCAAGTTCCCTCTCAACCCCGGCTGCGTTCGGTATATGATTATACAGTGCGCTCCCGGGCATATCGTTGATATCTATTATGTATAATAAGCCTGTGGAATTATCTCTCAACGCATCGATCTCCCCTATGTCAAGACCTATCCGGAAACAAAACTCAGCTATCTTTATCATCTCTCCCCCTGAGAGGTATTTCTCCGGGTCTTTCACTAAATACTGGTGCTTATCGGCTATGGTATTCTCAAAGGTTCCCTGTATATCCCGGCCTTTAATCACTACCAAAGGAATGCTGCCGAAAAATACAGGAATCCGTATATCATAAACCATGTCAATACCCGACCTGCTGTCAATCAGTTTTTGATAAACATATCCCGGCTCCTTTTTGCATGGTGTTTGAATTATCTCCCCGTCATGTGCTGACTGGCTCTCACTCTTACGGACACAATACCCGTGTTGGTTAGTGTCTGCCATACTGCCATACCCGAAAACGGTTGTGAACACTTTATTAACATGGCTCTTTGATACATCAATCAGGTTCCTGTTCAATATGAGTCGCTTGTCAATATCCAGTTTCCGGGGTATGTTATACTTTGTTTCGCCCCTGTTCAGCCACTTCCAAAATACAGCAATCTCCCAATCACTATCTATGTCATTGGTCAGCTCATATCCAAGGAGTGAGAAATACCTGATAGTTTTGCTAAGGGTATGGTCGGGCATACGTATTGACATATCTGGGTAAAATAGTGCTTTCTTCATCCCATTCTGTGCATTAGTTTTTTTACTTCCGGGAGCATATCCATTACTCCGGCCTCTCTACACTTCTGTTCAGCGTATGAATCTATGTTGCTGACAAAACCATCCCGCCTGTCTGCCGGATAGTCTCTCAGTATGTTCAGCACTCTTTGGAGATTTCTCTCTCCATCCGTTTGATTACTTTGTAAACCCATCTTTCATTGATTTTATAGTCGTCTGCTGTGTATAGTACGGAGTTTGATACGCTGTAGTCAGATTTTCGATAGTAATCATACCGGGTGTATATCTCAAAATGAAGCATAACACTCGATTTTATTAATCCGAGTGCTGTTTCCTCTCTCATCCTCTCCAAGTTTTGACCTATGTAAACGAAAACCGTCATATTCTTGCCCGTGCCTCCACCCGTTGCGATGCCTTAACCCGTGCGTTTATGTCCTCAACGGTAACAACCGGGGGTGGCATCTTTGAAATGGCGGCTGCGATATCATCTGCTGTCAATAGTGTTTGCTGCGACTGTGCATTGAGCTGTGGCTGGCTCAGTTGGGGAAGGGCGTACATTGCCGGGGTAAGGTTTTGAGCAAAACTCCGCTGCATCTGCGTGGAAGGAGTGGCCGATGAAATAGAACCTGTTGAGCCTGCCCCCTTCCCGGAAGTATCCACCTTCATAATGTTTCTTACCGTGTTCAATCCGGTAGCCACTACGCTGATCATGGTAGCTATACGGGCTATGGTACTTGGTATAGTAGGGTCGGCCAGTGCCTGTGATGCAGCCACCCATGTATTGATTGTGGCCTGTGCAACCGCAAAGAGCTTACCTGCCAGTGTCTGCTTTCCTACCGTATCACTTATTGACCCGAGTGCATTGGCTACGGCCTGCCTCTCCTGATTGACCTGTGCTATCCTCTGCTCCGATAATGCTTTCTTTGTCTCTGTGTACTGCCGGTCAGATTGGAGCTTCTGCAGGTCGGTCATATTCTGCCATACCACGCTATCCTGTAATGCCTGATACTCCTGATCGAGTAACTGCTCCCGGAGCGCAACATTTGTTTCTGCATCCTCGAAATTCTGCTTGTATATCTCGGCCTCAATAGCTCGAGCCTCTTGCGCCCGTTTGAGATTAAGGGCTATGGTTGCATCAATACTCTCCCCGAGCAGCTTTGCATTTTCAGTATTGTATTTCTCAGTGAGGGCGAGCCGTTGCGCCTGATAGGATTCTTCATTGAGCAACCCAAGGTCGTACTCATATTTTAATGCCTCAAGCTCTATAGCAAGTTGCTCCTGTGATAGCGATTGCCGGAGCCGGAGATTTGCCTCCAAGGCATTCAGCTTTTCATCATACGTTGCCTGCGTGTCCTTTAATATCCGGTCATTCTCTGCAATAGTCCTGTTGGTAACCTGTGTAATACCTTCAATTTCGGCCTTCCGTAAATCTGAGTTCTGCTTGAAAGCCTCCCGTTTAACGGTATTGGTAAACCGGGCATTCTGTTTAATCTTCTCAGCATATTCAGTCTCTTTCTTAATAACCTCAGCCTCAAGACGGGCGACCTCATCAAGTGTATCTATGTCTGACTGGCTCAGCTCAGCCCTCTCCCGGGCTATTCTTGCACGCTCATTTGCATTGGCAACCTCGTCTGCCAATATCTGATTCTCGAGTTCAAACATCCTCTCATACGCCTCGAGTGACTGCTCTGCATCTACAAGTTTATTCTGTTCGGCCTCTGCCCGGAGCTGTAATATCTCCCTCCTGATCTTCTCGTTTTCTACCAGTTCAGTCCTCTCTTTCTTCCTGAGAGCTGCCTCTGCATCACTTAATGCCTTAGCCCGTTTTGCATCTTCTGATAGTTCCTCCCCGAGTGCCTTAAATCCATCCCTCACTTTGGCCGCAAGGTCATCAACCCCGGTAAGTGTCTTAAGTGTGGCGTTACCGAAGTCCTTTGCTGCCTCTTTTGATTGAGCAAAATACTCCTTACTCTCATCCCGGGCTTCCTTATCAAATATTCCCTGTACTGACTTGGCAATACCCATCAGGCCATTCCGGATAATCTCTCCCCCGGCCTGAAACATCTCAACCACCCCAAGAAACCTATTGACAATGTTTGTTTTTATAGCATCCCACAATGATTGAATGGCCTCTTTCGGGTGTTCAAACGCCCAAAATATTTTTTCTCCTATGTTCCCGACTATGTCGAGCAGGTTCTGAAATACACTGCTCAGGGCAGCGGTGATCTTTGATAGCTTATTCTGCCCATCCTCTGTTCTTTTAAAGTAGGCTATAAGGGTTGATAATGCGGCTGCGATACCGGCAATAAACAGCACTATAGGATTTGCAAGTAAGGCTTTAAAAGCAGTATTCATTGACTTTATTCCGGTGGTAGCGGTACGCATCGAGGCCGGCATAATATTACCAAACGCCTGCTCAATTCCTTCTGCATAACTCCCTACATTCAGGCGGTTATCGTTTACCCCTTTCCCAAATTCATCCAGTGACTTCTTTGCATCTGCCACTTTCTTTGATTGCTCCACATATGCCTGTGATAAAACCCTTACCCCTTTGTCGTTTACGGTATAGGCATTCCCCATCAGTTTTAACTGAGTCTGTGCCGTCTTCCACGACTGGTACAACTCCTGATAACTCCCCTTATTTGCCTTTTGAGCAAGGGTCATATTATCAATGTTTTTCTTGGCGTTGCGGTATTGTATCTGTGCCGCCCGGAGCTGTGAGTTTGATCGCTCGATTTCCTCTGCTGATGCTTTACCGCTATTCCGGAGCTTAAGGTTTTCAACAGTTAATTTATCAATCGCCTCCCGTGCCTCTACAGCCTCCTTGGTGTATTGATTTATATTGCTCTCAATATCTATCAGGTACTTTTTTGTTTCGTCTGCCATAGCTATAATTTTATCAGGTCAACGGTTGTCAGTTTGCCCGGCACATAATTCGATATTTTGTTCACATAAAAGTACGATTTAAATTGTGAAACATAAACAGGTATCGAGTGATCAAGGCCGGCCACCTCGTAAACAGGGAGATTAAACTTAGCCCTCCGGAGATTAGTTTTTGTCAGCAGCCGGGAGAGTCCGGAATAGTTTGTTACCAAATTGGCAAATGAAGTCTCAACTGCTGTCGCTCTCTTGGGGTTATTTATGTCAACGGTTGAGGCTCCTGCCGGGGCGTACTGATCTCTTAGGGTAAGGGTCTTGCTCGATAAAGCAGAGACATACACTATCCTCCCGTCTATTGTCTCAGCCTGATCGTAAACATCCCCGGTCACAGCAACCGACTCTTTGTTGTTGTAGGTGTTAAAAGCTATCCGGGCTACCACTATATCTGTCAAAATAATAACATGGTCGCACGTACTCAGGCAGACCTCAACCATATCCTTATCAAATGGCAGAGTTTCATCATTGATATACATATGGCCAAGCCCTGTTCGGGGTAGTACATCATCACTCGGTGTATATCTTAGGTTATTCCGTTGAGCGTAATCGCCAAACTTAAACTCCCCCTCATCATCTTTCTCTGATAGGTACTCCGACCAATCCCGGGCATTCCCGATATTACGATACAACTCTGCAAGGTTCCAAAACCTGATTTTCCGTGTCCGGGCGTTGACATCAGGGATAAGTCCAAACATATTGCAGATCATTTTTATGAAGTTGGTCTGCGATATTTCACAAAGGTTTTGTGCCGGGTAAACATCTGCCCCGTAACCTATTCCTTCAATATCTATGGCTACAATATTAACATAAAACTGTTGTATATAGGCCGGGGAAACAAACGCTGATAGTAGCTCATTAGCATCTGCCTCTATTTCTCCTTCATATACAAAGGTTCGACCGAACAGAAAGTCCGTTGTAAGGTCATCCCTCCGGGTCATAACAACATCAGTTGCTGTTGACTCATTTCTCAGCCATACGTTGTCCGGGGGAGTATTGTATATCTGAAGGATAAAGGATTTCCACAAAGGGAGTGTTACTGATACCCTGAAAGAATATGTTCCCTCAAAATATGTCCGGTAATTCCCGTCTGCGATAAACTCTGCATCAGCATATCCCCCATCCCCGGGAGCGAGCTTATTCCTGGCATGCTTCAGGTAAGCCATTGGTATGCCGTAAATCCATTTAAGATAGTCGTCATGCGTTATACTGGTGTTCCTGTTTGATATTGGCATGAACAGCCCGTTGAAAATCGGATTATCCAATATTTCACCCTCTGCGGTGTACCCGGCATTCACAAATATTTCATTCCATATAGCCCGCACTTTGATGAAAGGCCATATCCAACCCCCGTACATTTCCACACTGCTCCCATCGTCTGTAAGGGGTGCCAATCCTGCATCATCTGACGGCTCCAATAGCGGATATACATAGTCAAGATCGGAAGCGTGAGAAGCGGCCATTGTAGCTATATCCCATGTGTGATCTGTACTGGCCAGTGTAAGGTCTGTTATCTTAAGCGGTTCAATGGCTTTAAAAAAGCTGTGGTTCCCTGATAGGATTGAAACAATGTAATACTGGTCTTCCGATCTCTCGAGTATCAGCGTGCCGTGTGATATTATCTCAATGCCATCCTGCACTAATCGGCACGTTTGTTTCTCGAACGGGAAGTTGGTAACAGCACCCACATCACCTGATAACTCAAATAGCTCCTTCATTGCCCGAGTCTTCCGTATCTTAAAACTGGCTGTGAAATCGCTCTGCCTGTCCTGCATCTCGGCAATATCATTTACCTGTTTATTGATGGGGATTACCTCTCCATAGTCAAGATCACATAAGGTATCACCTAAATACAATAGTAGTTTCTTCTGATAAACGGCTGCGCTATTTGGTAGCTCTCTCCGGAATATCTCAAACTCCACCGCATAGGCATTATCCCCGGCCTCCCTGATCGTAAAGCTATCCCGGGTAATATCTACCTCCCTCCATACCTCTGACTCATATTGCTCAACCAGCTCAGCCAACAGTAAGCCCTTAAATCCGTCAATCATCCCGGGAGCAATCCCCTCGAGCCTTACCTGATAGGAGTATTCAGTATTGATCTTTGTAGCCCTCTCAATACGGGAGATAACTGAAAAGAACTGTATGGTCTGAATATCCTCCGTGTCGGTTTTCATGCTTATTTCATACCTGTTTGAGAAGTTGAAGTAATGCCAACCGTTAAACCACCACCGGAGGTACATCCCATTGTTACAGCGTTCAATTCGTATGCGTTTGAGTGCTATCATGGTTAGTTAGTTATACATATTCCACCAGCGGCAATGATATCAGCTTTGGCAACCAAGGCCGTCCCCGTAGGCGCTGCGTTTGTTCCTCCGTTAATAATAATATTCATATCCCGTAACGGCACAGTGCTAAAGTCACGCATATTGGTAATCATGGCATTTATTACAGCAGCGTCGGTTATGGCGTTACTGGATGCACCGAGTGTCTTAAATACCACCCATTCGGGGTGAGTGATTAAGGAAGTTATGTTTGTTATCTGCACATTTAGCGCAGTGATGTTTATCCATTCGGGGTGAGTTTCTATACTTGCTATTGCTGTACTAGCCATGCCAATACCGTATATCTGTGTCCATTCGGGGTGCGTTTCAAGGCTGGCAATAGGTGTCGTACTGGCATCAAAATAGTATAGATTCACCCAGCTGGCAAAGGTGTCAATAGCCAATATCGGGGTAAGCTGCAACTCAATGAATACGAGTTTAGTCCACGTTGCGTAAGTTTGGAACACGGACAGCAGGTTGCCAGTTAGGTTTATGTGTTCAATGTTGATGAGTTCTTCAAAATCAACAGCGGTTATATCTCCCATTTGGCACTCAAACCAAGTGACCAAAGCAGCACCGTAAATGGTTACTTCATGCGTGCCAGCCGTGAAGGTGTGTGCGTACAGCGCACGGCTGCCGAGTGAGTGCTGCTCAGTACTGCTACCGTCACCCCAGTCAATAGTCACAATGCCTGTCCCAGCAAGGTACAAAGGTAATGCACCGACAAAAGTTGTTGTAAACGTGAAACTTAGCGGGTCTGCCGGGGTTTCTCTTATTAACCTTACACTATGATACTCCTTCTGATCTGCCGCCCTCAGTTCTGCCTCTCCATTAAGATAGCTCAAATAAAGCGACTGCCCCTGCCTATCTAAATAGTCAGTAGTCCAATATCTGCCGGTTGCCCTTTGAGAATAATAGCCCGTAGCCAGTGAATACATACCACCTCCCCGAGCATCAAACCCATAGGTATCTGCCGCCCCGGTATTTGGTGCAGCCCAATAGGTAAAGCCTATGGCCTTAAGAATGCCGCCTGCGACTGCCTCACCCCCTAAGAATGTAATAAGCTCCTCAAAGTCTGCCTTTGTCGGCACCCTCCATCCGGGAGGTGCAAACCCTTCACTCAATACCTGCGTCTGTGAATATAATCCCCCGTACAATTCCCTGTTGTCCTCATCATCGTCATATACTCGGGAGCCGGGATAATTGACATCGTAATTACTGCACATCCAAACCTGAGTGCCTATCACCACTTCACATATACTCGGGTCGGGTACTGGCTCAACTATTGGCACATCAACAACAGGGGTTAAGCCTGTCGTTTGCGAGACCGCCCGGCTACCCACTATAGCCCGGAACTCTATTTGCGCCCCATTAAGCCCGAACTCAAATATATTGACACTGCCTGACAATACCCTGATAGCTTTCCAACCCTGATCGGTTAATAGATCAATCTGCTTTGCATTCATTACTGTTCGGATAGCCTTGATCTCTCCTACCTTTACCTGACCGGAAGACATTGAGATAATCTGAGTGCCTGTTGTGCGGTATTTTTCGCCCTCTGTATTGAGGGTAATCTCCCCGGGAAGGAAGAACCAGTAATGCCACCCGTTATAGTACCACCTAAGATAATAACCCCGCCACGCTTTCCGTATCGGTATCCTTACAAGCTGATATAAACCGGAACCCCACCCGGCTATGCATTCATCCATTATTCAGTAGTTATTTCAGCAGTTAAGTAGGCGGCTCCCTCCGGTATTGATGCGGATGCTATTGTCAGGGAAACTACATATCCCTCGAGTCCTTCTGCAGAAACAGTCTCAACTATATCTGCCCCGAGCTGCACATTACTCGAGTTGTATATCTTAAGGGTTATTGTGATATCGCTCTCCGGGCTTACCTCAGTAAGCTCCGGCATGATAAACGAAATATCAAAGGGCAGCCCGGTAAAGTAAACAGGCTGCTCAAAGCTATTCAGGAACGGGGCATCATTATCTTCATTGGCCACATATTCTGACAGGTTACTCCCCTGCTCAATGCTTCTCATACATTCGGCATAGTACCATAGTATTTCTTCCGAAGGGGGAGAGACAGACCCTCCCTCCGGATACCATTCCTCATCGCTCCCATACCATGCCTCCCGGTATTCCATTGAGAAACGGCCTGATTTTACCGCCTCCTTCATTAAGGTTTCAGAGTAATCCCCGTCTTTCGTTGGCCGGGTCTTTATCCGGAGCAGCACCGAAACATCCACATCCGCTATCCCGAAGCTGTTGGGAGTGGCAAATAGGGTCAGTGGTTCAAGCACCCCTTTTACTGTCAGTCTCACCTCAACGTAATACCCGGCAAACTCGGTATTATTGTTCATATAGGTGAAACTCATCCCGGCCACCCAAGGTATATCAGTAACTATAATCGGGTCGCCTGATGAATTGGTTACAATACCCGTGTACATTGATTCTGTTGTTTCGTCATATAGGCTTACACTATCCCCGTCATCGCCCGTAAATGCTCCGGCTATAGTTACCCTTACGTATCCCCCTGCGTTCTCCGATAAGGTCACTATGTAATCCCTGCGAAGGAATTGGAATATGTTAGGGCTTTCCGTTGCGACCCACCTCGATACATTTGGGGGAGATGCTGAGTCAGCACAGGCAGGGGTGTTAATCAGGTCTATCATATGGCATCCATTGTTATGCGGTTAATCTCGGCAAGGGTCTCCCGGTTCAGTTCATCTATGGTGTTCTGCCTCTCTGTCTCATACACATCAACAAAGGTTCCACTCCGGAAGTGTTTATTGCCGTACTTGTTAATATACCATGTCATGGATTTGGCCTCGCTCAGTTTGCCCTTCATGGTTTGTGAAGTGAACATACTGTTTTTATCCATCCATGCATATATCCTCTTCCATAGCTGATGATCTTTTGTACTCTTTCTTGGCCCTCTACCCTTTTGCAGCACCGGGAGCCAGTACGGAACCAAAATACCCATTGAGGTCTCGCTCCTTTCCTCAATCTCAAACATGGCCATAATACTGTCAGGTATCTTATTGCCGTAATAGGTATTACGCTGAGATATCCTCTGTATCAGGTTTTCAAGTTTCTTTTTAAGATCAATAGCAGCCATCAGCAGGGGTCTTTGTCTTCGTTAAGCAACCGTAAGATATTAACAGAGATTGACCACCCTATTGCATTAGCATCGTAACGGTTCTCCTGTATTTTTGTAGCCGTGACAGTTCTTACCTTTGAAACAAGCTCTGACAATATAAGCCGGGTAATGATCTGCTTACATATCTCCAGAAGCTCCTGCAGGACAACTTCGTTATTGTCTGCTTTGTCTTCCAGTTTTACCTGTTTCAATACTTCAATCGTGGTGAAGGGATACCGTTCCATTATCGAGTTAGCCCGGACTTCAAGAGTAATCTGGTTTGGCTGCATGACAATTCCTATGATGCTGTTCTGGTTACTTTGGTCAGTGTATAGATTAGCCAGCCTGTCATGCTCGTAAATAACAAGATCACAGCCGGAAGAGGTAAGTATGGATTTTATCGTGTCATTGATCATTTGGATTTGCTTTTATCGTGAGTTACAGCCTCCTGTGATAGTTTGATAAACCTCTCCTGATATTCTGCTGAAGCTTTTGCCTTCATAAACCTAACCAAGCATTCGTTATAAGGAGTCAGTAAAACTTCTGAGGTTGATACTTTCATAGAGTCACTGAGAAAATCAAGGGCATCTATCTCCGCAAATGGAGCCAGTTTTTCTATCCCTGCTGCAAGCTCTATCTTCGAGGGTTCCCGGTCAAGGAGTTTCTTTTCCCTGTCTGCTAATTGTCCTATCAGATTAATCATGTGCATAGTTGTAGGATAAGCCTCTTTTGCTTTGCAATTTAGTATATTTTTCGTGAATACAGCAACTCCTGATTCATTAAATGCCTTTTTTTTAACAATCGGGAAGTAGTACCCTGCTAACAGCCTGAGTATAATGGCAAAATCATTCGGCTCCTCCCTGCTGAAATACAACCTTTGACCATAAACAATAGAGTCTGCAAATTCATCGAGATTGAGGGGTATAAAATACCTTTTCCTTCCGATCTTTATGCTTTCAGGCACAGGGAGACTACTTAAGCCTTCTGCTACTCCTGCATAGAGAATGTCATTTCTTATCATGTCGATAAGCCTGAGCTTTCTGATTGGTTTTATCCGTGCCATTTTTGTGAGCTTAGTATATTCGTTATTGTATCTAAAAACTTATAACGCCCTGCATCAATCAAATGGTTAAAAGCGTCTATAGGTATCCCCGACTTTTTATCATTCCATAAATAGTTGTTAAACTCCTTTGCCAAGTTAATGCTTCCCTCGGTGACGATATGTTCATATGCTTGCATCATCTTTATTCCTTCGGCGACAGTCCACTTTACCTTGTTGGTGGGCTTTATATTATAATACTTCCGCAACTGTCCGATCATCCTCGCATCAGCAGAGTCGGCCACAATAAGATCATTTCTACTACAGCTCTGTCCTATAAGAAGCCTGAGTTGTTCAAAAGACAAGCCGTTATTATATATTCGCTCATCCCAATAGCACCTCATTTTTTTATGATCTACTGCAACCTTAACCATTGCATCCGGGGCATTATATCCGAAGTCAAGCCCATAGCCATATGGCAGCGAGGTATCAAAATCTCCATATCTCCAATTTGTAAATATAGCCCCTTCCAGCTTCCCCAACTCCCCCAGCCCATACACCTTCCACCAGTTTTCAAAGCCGGGTTTATCTTTTTTCATTAGAATGTTTTGTCGCTCACTCTCCGGGAGGTATGGATTATCCATAAAATTACTCTTGATCAAAACATGGGGGAAGTTTGGTAATACTTTATCATGAAGCCAAAACTCCTGATCCGGATTGAAGTCTAAAAATGTCATCTTGCTCCGAGAGAACAGCTGATCAAAAACCTCATAAGTGACCTTGCGGTTGCACTCATTAACAAATAAAATGTCTCGCCTTGGCCCGTGTGCTTTAGCTTGGTTCCCCTCTATCCCAAAGCAATTAACAATTGACTTGTTTATGCTATACGTGGGTTGCGAGGGGCTTGATTTGATAGAGTAGATATCCTCGTTGAAAGAAGTGAGAATGTTGTCAAAGTCGCTTAATGCCCCATCCTTTAAATGCGGCAGGGCATAAGAACAAAGTGTTGCCCGTATCCTTGTGTCGCTCCCATAAAGAGCGTTGTATATCACTTGAAGAATACTGTATGTTTTTGATGAACCTTGCCCCCCTTGGTTAATAATCAGCCTGGGGCCGTTGCCGAGAACTGCATTTTTGTAAGCCTGTGCATTGCGATGAAAGACGTTACTTAGTTTTACTGAACCCATCTCGAAGTTCCTTTAACGACTTTGCTGTGTCGCTGTTGTCAACTATTATCCTGAGATCCCCAACTATAGGTTTGTCTCCGGATGTTGTATCCGTCTTATCTTTCTGATCAAGGTATTGTTTGCCGAGCCATATCTGCATGGTCTTATCCCCCTCCATCGCTGTTGCGAATTGCTTCGCCCGAAGCAGCTCAAGCCCCTCCCCTTTTTTAATTGCCGCATAAGCAGAAAAAGTCGTTATACCATATTCTTTCCCGTACTTCTCAACCACAGCATTATATAATGTGTCGGGGTGTATCCCAAGCAGTCCGGCAATCCCTGCTCCGTTACATTGGGCTTGAAGATATCTGTCAACTTTCCCCCAGTCTATTTTAGCACTCGGCCTCCCAGTCTTTGCCATTTCTCTTAATTTTTATATTTGGATCGTAACTCTTCATTCTGTTGATCACTACCTGACAATACTTAGGATCGATCTCCATTCCATAACAAATACGCCCTGCTTGATGAGCCGCTATCATTGCGGTTCCTGACCCAATAAACGGGTCACTGATTATGTCTCCTTCCTTAGAGCTGTTCTTCATCTGATACCCTATAAGAGAGACTGGTTTCATTGTAGGGTGGTCTTTATTTGAAGACGGTTTATCAAACTCAAGAATTGTTGTTTGCTTTCTGTCTGCATACCACGGATGTCTCGCACCATCAGTCCATCCATAAAGGCATGGTTCATGCTTCCAATGGTAATCCTGCCGCCCCATTACCATTGTGTGTTTTTTCCATATAAGGCACTGTCTGATTTTTATGCCTGCCCTCATCATGGCAAGCCGGAAATTTAAAGACTCTGTTTCTGCATGCCAAACATACCACGGCGCACCCTTCTTTGAATAACCAGCCTGAAGGATATAAAATTCCGAAAGGAATCTATAAAAGTCGTCGTCACTCATTTTGTCATTTTCCATCTTAAGAGCCCGGATGTTCTTCCCTACATAATCAACATTATATGGAGGATCGGTCAATATAAGGTCTGCTTTTGATTTATCAAAGAGCCTTTTATAATCATTTGCATCAACTGCAGAACCACATAATAGCCTGTGCTCTCCGATTTGGAATAAGTCGCCACTTTTTATATCGGTTACTATTTTATCCGGAATCTCATATTCGTCCTCCACGATATCCTTATCGTTTCCGAAACCTTGTGGCAGCTCCAGTCCCCAGTTAGTAAGACTGGCCTCTTCCCATTCGTTTGCCAATGCCTCGTAATCCCACTCGCCAAACGGAATGTTGTCTTCTATTATAAACCTTCTTTTTTCCTCTTCCGTTAAGTCCTCAGCTCTTTTTACCCATTTATCCGGGATCTCTTTATACTTTAATTCCTTCAGTGCCCGAAAGCGCATATTCCCGCCCAATATCATGTTGTCAGAATCAACGACAATAGGCCGCAATTCCATCATCTTCGGAAACTCTTTAATTGATTGCACCAGTTTTTTAAAACGATCATCTTTTATGAAGCGAGGGTTTGAAGGGTTGACTTTTATATCCGAAATATTCATTGTGATCAGTTTGTTTCAAAATTAATAAATCTCTAAGACAAATCATATTATAAGTTCATCCTGGTTCTTGTGGTATTGCTTCGGCTATATCTTGGTAAGGCTTTCTTTCAAAGGTAGTCTTTTTTTTTCTCAAAGATTATTTGTTAGATAATATATTCATGTCAGGGGATATATGTATAGGAGTGGATATATAAGCAAGTTATGATGCAATTAAAAAAGCACATAACACGGCATATAAAAAATTAAAATTATTGAATAATCTCATACCCGTTAGCTTTTAGCATTCTATAAATTAAACGCAATTGCCTTTGTGTATCTTTGTCTCTATCCGACATTCCAATCATAGCTTCAGTATCAGACAATAAGTCAAATAAAGCGTTTAATTGAGGTTCTGTAATATCCAATGTTAGTTTTTTCTTAGTCATAATTTTAAAATTTCATATACCTATCCGTTATGCACAACCTTAAAAAAGACATTCCTGCATCAAATAAGGTTCTACTCTTTTTTTTGCTATCTGACAATATTCTAAAGATATTTCAGACATAATTCCTTTTCGT